CTTCTGCGCCCCCGTACGCGCGACGTGGCCGAGGGACCCCAGCTCGATCTCGATCACGCGCCCAGCTCCTGCTCCATCTCCTGCCGCTCGTACCACTGCGCATTCGCCTTGCAGCCGTTCAGCATGTACTTGATGCGGTTAACACTCACGCCCAGAACCCAGGCGATCCTGCGCTCTGACAGGCCCTGCTGAACGAGAAACCGGGCTTTGGCTCTTTGTGCCAAGTGCGGGCGCTCGAGTGATGGCGGGTGGATAGTTTGACCGCCGTACAACGCGACAAGATGCAGCAGGTTTTCATAGCCAATGTCCTGGGCTATCGGGTGGCTTTCATCCGGGTTGTCGGGAATGTAGAGGGTTTGCCCTCCCCAGATCTGGCAGATGAGCATCATCACCTCAAGGCCCGCTTCTTGAGCGATCTCTTCAACCAATGTCACCGGTTATCCTCCTTATCGTCATCACCTGCCCATTGTCGGAGCGCGGTCTTATCTGCGTTGCAGTCGCTGAGAACTCGCTGAACCTCAGCGCAATGTTCCGGAATATCTCCCCAATCAGTGCCCCGGTACTCAGGTACAGGGTTGGGCTGCAGGAGCACAGAGGGCGGATACACATATTCAGTCCTGTACTCGATCACTGGCTCCCGCGCGCAGGATGTCAGCAACAGCGGGAGGGTGAGGGCGGCCAGCACACTCATCGTTGGCCAGCGCCTGGCGTAAGGCTTCGATCTGTTCACGGGCATTCCTCTCTGAGTGTTGGCGGGCTTGTTGTGCCCGGGTAATTAGCTGGTCGCGCTTCTGCACCTCACTGGCTAAGGCCTGATAGCTCTCGGACTGGCTTTGTAAGGACTGGGCCAGCTGGGTGTTCTGAGAGTTCAGCGCCCCCATACGTTCAGCCAGGGAGTTGTTGCGGGAGTGGAGTGCGTACACGGCAGTGAGTAGCCCGAGGATCAGAACGATCAGCCCGCCGGATAACCAGGGCAGGGCCTTTGAGGTGAGCAGCTTCCCGATCATTTGCGCCCCTTACTGAACGATTCGATGGCGTTGTTGCCGTAGTAGCCGATGACGATGAAAGCAAAAGCCCATGCCAGCGATTCAAGCAGCGGCATGGACGATGCCCTTAATGGCGCAAACAGACCGGCGGCCAGGGTAACCAATAGGGCGCCCATGGCGGTGTATGCCAGTCTCCGGCGGTGCCGCCAGTAGCGCTCTGGGTCTGGGTGTTTGTCGGTCATGCTGCATTCCTCAGCTGGTTAAACATCGCCCTGATCTCCTGTTCATCATCCTGATCCTTCAGCCACCCCTCCAGTTCGTCCCTGGTAATCGCCTTGGCCCGATACTCTGCCCACTTGGCCCGCGCCTTTGTCTCTGTCGGGATTGGCCCGAAGCCCTCGAACCTATGCCCGAACCTATCCCGGCAGCTGCGCTCCGCTTCCTCGATGCTCTCACCGGTGAGCATCACCGAGCGCTTGCCATCCACTATGGCGGTGAGCTGGATCACGCGGGGGCGGCCTCCAGCTCTACTTCGCCCAAAAACATCAGGCAGCACACGGCATGTGCGGCGTGGTGCAGGCCGGTTTCTTCATCCCGGGTAATCCCCTGCTGTAGCGCGTTGATATGGCGCCGTGCAGCTGCGAGGTAACGGCGGCGGAGATCTGGCACATGGCGCCAGTTGTCGGCGCTGTACTTCTGGGCTCCGGCAGTGAGCACCCGGGCCACTTCCATTTCCATCAGCGGCGGAATCAGGTCCATCATGGGCTTGTCGGTGTCGTACTTAACGCCCTGGCTGTAGTGTTCAGCGGTGTTGCCGTTCTGCCCAATAACGTCGATTCGTGATGTCATGCCGCTTTTGCCCCCTTGATAGTGATAACCCCCAGCTCGAACAGCTCCCGCCAGGTGCGCATCTGCGCCCGGCGTAGGTACCAGTCTTTATATTCCCGCTCCCCGGGCGGCCACTTCGCCCGGCCATCGATCACCGAATGACAGGCATCACACGCAAAGCACGCGCTCAGGTCGTCAGCCTTGCGGGCAATGCCGTGGCTCTCGTCCTGCAGGTGAGCCAGTACGGTTGTGGCCCAGTCACCATTACAGACGCCAACGATCTGCAGGGTGCAGGCCTGGCCGCGGGCTGCGTTTCGGATGTGGTTTGAGCGAATAGGTGTCGGTTTCTTCAGCATGTCAGTCCCCGTGGTACCGTGAACCGCCAGCGCCATAACCCCGACCGGCTTCGCCAGACTTCAGTTCAGCAATCTGACGCCGCAGCTGGCGGTTCTCGTCTTGCAGATCGTTGCAGGCCATACGCAGCAGCACCTTTGCATCGTCGTCTTTGAGCGGGGCGCCATCCTGCAGCCGGCCAACACCAAAGCACGTGAAGCAGGGCATGGTGTGGAATACGCCCCGAACAAAGCCACGATGACAGTCCGGGCACGGGGTGGTCTCCATTCGCTTTGGGGCCAGCTCCGGGCCAGCGCGTTTCTTCATGGCAGCGCCCTCACAGCCTCGATGCGTTTCGCCAGCCACTGATCCCAACGAGGGTCAGTTACCGGCACCAGGGGCGCAGTGCACGTGCCCAGCGGGCAGCCTTTGCAGCCCGGGTGCTTCTGACAGTGGTCGACAACATCTTTCGGCAGAATCACGCCACCACCTCCTTGCGCCCCTGCCGATGAGGGCTCACGTATCCAGCCAGATCCAGCTCCACCTGAATGTCAGCAGGGGCCACCTGGTAGTGCTTCGACAGCGCTTTAAGCGTCAGGCGCTCTGCCTGGCGGGCCAGAACCCGGTGCTCTGCATAGCAGTCCCGCACCAGCGCAGCATCTTCTTCGTTCAGCGCCTCAGTCGGCAAGGAGTGGATCGCGCGGGCAATGGCGTGGTCGCTCACGCGGAACTTTGCCGCCAGCCGTCCTGGTGATAGTTCGTTGGCTTCCTGGCGAATCTTCACCCCGTACATGTAGGCCTGGGCTGCGTTGCGGGCTCTCAGTTTGGTCAGGTGGTCAATCACTTGTTCTTTCCTTCGGTCAGTTGCTTCCGGAGATCCGCCAGCAAGGCCTTCGCTTCCTTGCGGCTGGTTTTGGTGTGGGTTACGCCAGAGGCTGGCGGATTGGTGGGCTGGGTCACTGGCCACCCCCATTCCGGTAAGAGCTCCAGTCGAAGTCCAGCGCCTTGCCGCCGCTCTCGCGCAGCCGGTCAACCACACGCTCCCCCAGGCACTTACTCAAGTCACCGGCGGGCAGGTTGGTGACCACCACCGTTGGCTTCTCCAGCAGGTAGCGGGCATTGATGGCTTCATAGGCGACGGTCTGCTCGAACTCGGTGAAGTTCTGCATGCCCACCTCATCGATCACCACCAGCTCCGGCTTGGCGAACTTGTCGTAAACATCCTGCTCGCTGTAATCGGCGGACTTCCGCCAGCTGCCCTTAACCTCACGCACCAGTTCGGCAAACGTCCAGTAGGCCCCGGGCTTGCAGGTCCTCAGGATCACATCGTGCAGCAGGGCACAGGACAGGTGAGTTTTACCGTTGCCCACGTTGCCGAGCAGGATCAGGGACCGGCCGCCGTGATCTCCGGAGGCCAACAGATCCGCGTAGTCCTGAATCTTGCGCAGTATGCTGGCGGATTTGCCATTCACTGGCTTGTAGTCAGCAAAGCCCTTACCAGCGAAGCGCTTGGGTATATCCGCCTGGGCCACGTACCGGGATGCACGCTGGCGCATCATCTCCATCTGGCGCTGGCGCTCCTCCTCACGCATCCGGGCCTGCAAGGCTTCTTCCGCGCATTCCGGGCAGCCCTTCCAGCCTGCCGAGATACGCCCCTTGCCGCTGTGGTGCACATCGATGAAGTTCCCGTGCTGGGAGCATTCGCCCTTGCGACGGTCATCGATGCCCAGGATGTGATCCATCTGCTCATCGGGCTTGCCGAGAAACTCAGAAATTAGCGACCCCATCGGGCACCTCCTGCTTCAAGCCCTGGCTGTAATCGATCTCGCTGAACCCCGAATGCCGGGGACGGTCAGGGAACGGCTCCGGTGGTGACCACTCGTTTTCGAATTCGCAGGAGGGGCCAAAGAACCGCTGGGCCTGCATGACGTACTCGGTATTGGCTTTGCCGGTGGATTGGCAGAACTTCGCGTAGCGGATAACGCCAGCGAGTATCACGGCGGGGTCGTGGCCCTCCTTGGTCCTGGCAGACCAGGCTTTGAACGCCTGGCGCTTCGGGTTGCTGCCGGGACGCTTGGGGTATTTGCCCCACGCCAGTTCGAACTCCTGTGGGTAGGGCGGTTTTTTCTCAGCGTCGTCGCTGGCTGCTGATTCACCCTGAGTCGGCGCATCGCTTGCCGATGTGCCATGTGTGTTTATGGATTCAGGATTCAGAGAATCAGGATTCAGAGAATCAGGGCGATTTCTACCGTTATGGTTTTGTGGGTCTACCGTAGAGTCACCGTAGGTCTCCGGTAGGTCTACCGTAGGTTTGCCGTTATCGTTCGGTAAGTCTTTTTCCTGTTCACCGTAACCCTCGGTTGGCGCGGGGGTAGGTTTACCGTCATCACCCTTGCCTTTAACCGGCTGGCGGGCGTCTTTCGTCGGTTTGCTCGCGGTGTCGTACCCGGCCTTGCCCGGTAACTCGCTGCGCTTCTCCGAATGGTGAGGCGACTGGTGCTCGGCAAACTTCGTGATCAGGATGACTTTCACGCCCTGGTATTCGTAACGCTCCAGCAGGCCGAGGGCGCACAGCTCCTGCAGGCCGGCCTCAACATTAACGTTGTCGCAAGGGAACAGCTCCATCTTGATGCGCTTCGGGCGATCCTCGAGGCGTCCCTCACGATCCGCCAGCATCCACAGCCCGATGAAAAGGAGCCGGTGCTCGAAAGCCAGGTCAACCAAATCTTCATTCTTCCAGAAGCCCGGTTTGATGTTGCGCGCTCGCATTACGCGGCCTCCGAATTTTGTTCAAACAGCAGGTGTGTGTATTTACCATCCCAGTCCTTGCGCATTTCGAGCTGGCCCTGTTCGTACTGGGAATAGAGCCACTTGGCGCCCTTCTGGGTGAGGATTACCTTCTCGCAGGGCCGATCCTCTTTGTTGAGGTAGCGGCGCTCGGTGAACAGCTTGTCGCGGTAGGCGGCGGCGCTGCGGTAGCCGTGTTGAGTCTTCAGAAGCCGCTTGCGCTCAACCAGCAGGGGCTGAACCCAGTTCAGGTTGACGCCATTGAGCATCCGGCAGAACTCTACCGGTGTGAGCCCGGCCTTCAGGTTCGCGGCCAGATCGTTGCACACGGCGTTCAGGCGGGTGGTTTCGCCTTTGTAGTGCTCTACCTGGGCATTGAGATCTTCAAGGGCAATCCGGGCAGCCTGGCTCAGGTTGCCTACCCATGCAGGAAGGGCCACCTTTTGTTCCAGCTCCTGCCAGCGATCCACAAGCCGAGCGGTGAACTCGGGTGACAGCTGGGCGACAATCACATAGCTGTCACGCTTTTCTATCCAGTAGTGGGTTACGGTTTGGCCGCGGTGATTTTTAACTTCCCCCACTGGGGGACGTTGGATAACTCCGCGCCCTGCAAGGCGGTCGATAGACTGCTTCACCTTGTCGTGCCGCGATTCCAACATTTCGGCAATCTCTCGACTGCTCATCATGAGAGCGCCATCGTTGATTGTCGGCGTAAGTTGCTGCATACTTCCTCCTATCTCGTCCGCAATACCCCGGTAGGCCTGCCAGCCCATGACCCGGGGTTTTGTTTTTTCAGGCCTCTGGCCCAACCTCCGAAACCACCACCCGCATCATTCCGCCAGCGGTAGCCTCCCTTCGAACAATTCGCACTTCATCGATCTGATCGTCGTCATGCCAGATCCCGGCATGGGTCATACTGTCCAGCAGCGCCTTCAGCATGTTGTCCAGGTCCCGCTTTCGGCGGTCTGGTGGGAATGCCTCAATCGACACTGCCAGCCGGCCCGCCATAGGCTTGCAGCCCAAACCGACGAATCTCCGAACGGCAGAGCGGTATTCCCGGCCCTTCTTGCTGATAAGCACCCTGGGGCGCTTGTTCACAATCGTGTGACGCCAGTAGTGGTTCACCGAAGGAGGAAAGGGAAACTCTAGTGTTCTGGGCTCCGGCATGACCGCTCCGCTGTCCGGTTTTGTTTTTCGTGACGTGTCACGAAGTGACTAAAAGAACCCGGGCTTTGCGATAGAGCGAGTTGCAGCCATGAAACCCTTCTGCAGGTCCGTCTTGGCAATCGCCACCCAGCGCTGATCCAGGTCCTTGTTTTGCTCCAACTCGTGAACCAGCTCACCCACTTCGGCGGCCTTCTCCTTCACGGCGTTCATTGCATTGATCTCTGCCTGGGAAAGCTCCCGATACCCTTTGATCTTTCGGTGTTGGTTATCCATGTGCAGCTCCTGAAAATGTGAAAGCTGGCGGGCTGTCCGGTATCACCGCCGTGAACCTTTTTATGGAAGGTTAACCAGACCCCCTACCGGTGGGAGCTACATGCAGCTTGTCATCGCTGTTGATGGGTGGACGGAATCAAACCGCCCTATCCGCATCTGCGAAGGGCTCACGCGGGCGCACCCGACACATGCTCCCGGTGTGCATGGGAGCCCTTCCAGATACCGGCTCCTTACGGGAGCCATTCGGACTGATCAGCGAGGGCGGTGGTCGTGAGTAACCTTGGCCTCAGTCTGCTGGCGTTCTATCGCCGGGACCCAAACCCCAGCTGCAATGTCGGCACCTTGGCTTTCGCCTGGCCAGCTTTACCGGCTGCTTTTAATGGCGCTGCAGCTCGCGCCTGCTGTGTCAAAGAATGGGGCTCCCGCTTCTGCTAAGCTGATTCGCGCTACACAACCCAACTTTTCAAAAGGAGGCCCCATGGCCTACGAAAACGATTCCCCTGAACGTATTGCTGCTGACATACTTGTTGCGGCAATAGCGAAATCACCGGCACTTTCAATGTCTGACCCCGTGAAGCTCCCGGAGCACTACCGGGAGATCCTTGAAGGGGTCCGAAGCGTTCTCGAAGAATCACATCAGAACCGGTGATCGCTGGAACCCTGGCGAATTACCTCCAAGGCCTCGTTTAACTCCCTTGCAGCTTGGACAAGGCTGATCTCGTTGCCAGCGGCATAGCGGGCAGCCGCCTCCATCCGCCAGCGAACTTCATTCGCATCGGGTGGAGTTCTCTGGTTCTTGCCTTGTGCTGCTTCCGTCATTTCACGATCCTCAATTCACTGTACAAATACCCACCCATAGTCAGGCGGGTATTCCGCCAGCTCGTGAGTGGTTTAATGGAAACCATCAGGCGGCCTCTCCGGTGCGCTTATCTGCCGGGAGTCCGTCAGTAGGGTTCGGGTAGATGTCCGGGCGGAGTTCGTGCGGGGTTACCTGCCAGTCGGTTGAAGAAGAAACGGCAAGAACCTTTTCAGCGGGCACCCGTCGTCCCTGGCGATTAAGCCAGTTCCAAACGTGCGCTTGCTTGACGCCCACCTTTGCTGCCAAAGCTGATTGGCCGCCAAGAATTTGTATGGCTTTATCTAGAGGTTCAATCATGTGCCTGAGAATACAAATTTACTTGTATTAAATCAACAAGGAAATTTGGATTCGGGTGGTACAAGATTCTTTGTTATGAACGAGCTTAAAGATAGGGTGCTGAAGCGCCGAAAATTACTAGACCTTACCCAGCAGCAGCTGGCAAAAAAGGTTGGCGTGAAACAACAGAGCATTCAGCAGCTAGAGGATGGCTTGGTAAAACGCCCAAGGTACCTTCTAGAGCTATCCCGGGCACTCGAGTGTGATGTGGATTGGCTAGCAACCGGAAAAGGCACTGCTGATTTCAGTTTATCGCAAAGCCGCTATGTTCCCGGGCCTGCTAATCCGACGGCAGCGGCAGCCGGGGGCGTCATCACCGGTAAGTTCCCCTCCAGAAAAACCGCAAAAGGCGACATAGAGATTCCTCAGTACGATGTGCGCGCATCCATGGGGCATGGCCAGGTGCTGCCCAGCGACTACATCGACACCATACGGCACATTACCGTGGGCGCTGGCTTTCTGCTGGAACAGGGCGTGAGTTACACCAAGCCTGAAAACCTTGCTGTGATTACCGGCTTTGGCGAGTCGATGAGTAAAACGTTCAGCAGCGGCGACCCTCTTATCATTGACCAAGGCGTAACCACCGTGGTTACCGACGGTGTTTATCTGTTTACTCTGGGTGCTGAGCTTTTCGTAAAGCGCCTGCAGCGGGTGCCCGGCGGCGTTCGCGTGATATCAGACAGCGACGCCTACCCGCCGTTTGAAGTAACCGGCCGCGATATCGATTCGCTGGTTATTCATGCCCGGGTGCTGCTGGCTTGGCGCTCACAGCGGCTGTAATCAGGAAATACCTTTCGAAGAAAAGGCCAGGATCATCTAGAGAAAAAGGGAAGTAGGTATGCCGAGGTTTGAAGTGCAGGGCAAAGGGATAAGCTCAGGGCGCGCCCGGAAGCGCATTTATTCCGCCCGCGATGAAATATCAGCAAGACAAAAGGCCGCTGACGACGGAACAGACATAGAAACTATCGAAGAGCTACCGCCTGATCCTCCAACTGAAAGGCAGATTTCATACGCCAACGATCTCGGAATAACGATTCCGAGGGACGCTACGAAAGATGAGCTTAGTGACCTGATCTCCTGCAGCACCGATGAAGACCAGCCCGCTTCCCCCGAACTGCTAAGCTTGGCCCGTAGTTACGGCATTGAGACCACCAGGTATACAGGTGAGCGAGCTGTTCACGGGCGCATTTTTAACACGCTTGCCAGGCCCGGCCGTGAGCAAGAGCTCGCAACGTGGTTCGCGTTTAATGTATTAAAGGGGCGCCCAAAGACGCGGGCTCGGTCGGGAGAGATAGCCCACGATAATCCCCGTCTGAGCTCAATAGGATCGAAACTGGCGGCAGCAACAGGACTGCCGCTTACAAAGCTGCTGTGGAGCTGATTGACGCCGAGTTTGGGCCAGCACCCCCGCCCGCTCACCGTCCGAAGAGATCCGTTAGCTCTAAGGGCAGAAACACAGCAAAGGCCGCAACCAAGCGGACCAAAAAGCATAAAAAAAAGAAGCAGGGTCCGTCTGCAACTGCGGTAGCCATTTTGGTTGTTGTTTTTTTATTCGTGCTTGGGACTGTTCTTTGAGCGGGCTTTCCCACCCGCCAGCGGCCGCACCATTCTACTCAATGAGGGTGGTGAGTGGCGTGGTTATTAGAAAGATGCCTGAGACGCAGATACAACCGGCTGCTATAATCAGCACATGATGCTCGATTCCCTTATTGAACATGCAGACACCGTGGGCGCTCCCAATGTAGTGGGGCGATACAGGCTTTTGCGCGTGTGCCCAGACCCAGTAACCGACGAGTGGTTTAACGTTGGCGTTTGCTTTCAGGCAGCCGACGGCAGCCGCCACTATCGGTTGCTGGAGAGCATGAATGCCTTCAAATGCTTGTACGGTGACCACGCTGTGGGGAACCTGAACAGCCTGCTTTCCGTGGTTGCAGATGCCGCTGAAACGGGCAATCTGGACCAGTTAGGCCCTCACATCCGGGCGGGTCAGGAACAATATGCCGCCGGGGATTCTGTAGACGACATTCTCGCCCAGATGTTCGACACGTTTGTTACCCTCAGCCGCCGGGCTGGCGGATGCTGAGGTGCGCCTGTCTTATGAGCAGGCGACTTACGGGCAACCCGTTGAGGTGGTGTGGTTTGGCCCTACGGCGTCAGGGCTGGATTACCTGGATGATTTGCGGCCCGCCGATGCAAAACAGAGTGTTGTCCAAAGCGGTGCCGAGCCAGACGCCACCCACAAAGCCAGCGATCAAGAGTGGCTGGTGCACCAGCCAAAACCAACAAAACTTAAACACCTTGTAAGGGCGGGAGTCTCTGATATCACTTGGAGCACCATAAAGACTGTCGTCGGCATCATTGCTGGCGGCCTTGCGGTTTACTATCTTTCGAAACATTTCGGGCTCCCCTTGTAACCAGCAATATCCTGCCAAAGTGCAGCTAATATCGGACAGATTAATGCAAGGAGATGGCAGGGGCAAGAAACCGCTACCTCGGTACGGTGGTCATTACTCCGCCAGCTGCCATCTACCCCAGGCGCTCAATCTCTGCCTGGCTGTGGTGCTTCACGTAGTCTTTCAGCGCCTTATCCATGCGCGACTGCCAACCCTTGCCGGTAGCCCGGAAGGTTTCCACCACCTCCGGTGACAGGCGAATGGTAATCCGCTCCTTGGTTACCTCAGCCTTGGGCCTACCCATGGGGCGCAGGCGCTTGAATTCCTCGTCTGACAGCTCGTAGGTATCCGGATCGGCGGCAATGCCGGCATTGATCTTGGCGTCTTCTTCATCGGTTGGCCAGACAGTTCCTGGTTTAAGCTTCGGCATAGCGTTTCATCTCCCGCTTATTGGCTTTGCGAAGGCTGATAATCCGGCGGGTATTGCCTCTGTCGGTATACACCACGCAGTAAAGCCGTAACCCGATGTAGGCAAAGCCTACCATTCGCTCCTCCCCGTAGTGCTTCCGTTCATCCGGGACCGCCCACAGCGTGTCCCATTCCATATTTTCGGCCTCAGACAAAGCCACGCCGTGCTTTTCACGGTTGGCGGCATCCTTGGCGGGGTCGAAGTCAATGTTCATTACTTTATTGTGCATACAAAAAGTGAAGCCGGCAAGCATTTTTCGGAGGCCCGGAGATACCAATTTGCTGGGTTCGGCAAAATGGTTGGACTAAATACAAAAAAACTTGTTGACACTAAAACAAGTAGACTTGTATTGTTTGCCCGTAGTCGTTGATCAGGGAGACAACACCATGGGCAGAAGACAGAAACCACATTACCCCCGAATGACCGTTGAGCTGGCGGATACCACACTGCTTCCGCCGCGCCGAGCCGAAGTTGTCATGCTGGCGGCCCGGGGTATGAGCGCCAAAGAAATTGCGCGCGAACTCGACATCTCACCAGACACCGTTAACTGGCACCTCGATGAGGCTAAAGACCAGTTTTATGCGCACAGCAGGGTAGACCTGATTTCCCAAGGCTGGATGCAGGGCCTGTTCCGGGCCCGCACCCTTGCCTGGGCGTTGATGGCCTTCGCCATGCTCCCTGCCATGCGCAGCCGGCCCACACCCATCAGTGGCGGCCGCCCTCCCGTTACCCAGAACACCATCGGCCGCACAGCGATCCGCGGCACCTACGCATAAGGAGCACCACCATGGCAGCGATCACTGTTGAGTTTCCTGCGCACATTGCCTTTGCCGATCTGGATCCAGCCCTGCAGGAGCTGGCAGACAAGTTCGGCTGCGAGATCAGTTACGCCCCAAACGCCACTTACAAAGTGGTGCCGAGGGAGCGGGGCAACGTGCGCCGATTGCCCGCAAGGCCTCGCCAAATCAATCAGCCAGGACCGGGGGCAGCATGAAAAGCCTGAAAGAGCAGATCAAAGAGTTTCTCGCGGAGCGCGGCTACCAAGGTGGCTACACCATCGTCTGCAACGGCGAGGTAGGCGGCTGGACCCGGCACCTGGATAACCCGGGCGGGTGGATGCCTGGCTGCGTGGCCATCGACGACAACGGACGCAAGTGGATCGCCAAGGGCGGCAACGATTACGACGGCGCTGAGCGCTGGGAGGAGCTGCCAGTATGAACACCGGTGACTACAACATGCTCACTGACCTTCTGGTGGTCGGTATTCCCACACTGGCGGTGGCTGCCTGGGTGGCCTGTTACGAACTGGCCAAGTGGATCGACAAAAAGCACATCGAAAAGGAGTTGAACTGATGCTGATGCTTACCCGGTTTGAAGGCGAAACCGTTGTGATTACCCCGCCAGCGGGGCCCGAAATCCGCGTTGCGGTAACCCAGATCGGCACCAAGCGTGTGCGCCTGGGCTTTGAGGCACCGGCAGGTGTTGCCATCGACCGGGAGGAGATCCACCAGCGCAAGCAACGGGAGAAGCGCCATGGCTGATGCATGGGCATGGGTGCACAGCGGCCAGATCGGCGGGCTGTTCCTCACAAAGAACCAGGCCGACTGGTGTGTTGAGCGGGCCGATGGCTGTGTTGTCCCCATGCGTGTAGAGACCGCCAAGGTGCGCCACGCAAGCGAGCTGCACCAAACACTGAAGAACCTGACCGAGCTGGCAAAGATGGCCGCCAGCTCACTGAACGCCTATCAGGCAGCTATCCGGAATGCGGATCTGCTGCTGGAACAGATCGAACGTGAATCTATGGAGGATTCAAAAAATGGCTGATGTTCTGGATGTACTTGGAGCGATCAAAGAAGCCGAGCGCTCAACCAAGGCGATGATGGAGGCTTTCCCGGAATGGTCGGACAGGGCTTTCGCATCAAAGATTCTGGGCAACATGCGCAACAGCGGTCTTATTCACAAGCGCTCAAATGGTTATTGGGCGCTGACCAAAAAGGGCCGCGAGCGGCTGGAAGGTGTCAGTGGCCTGGGCACGAAAGACGAAGCCCCGGAGCAAATCCCAGTAAATGAGCCGGTGAACGAGAAGGTAACCGTGGTTGCAGACTGGGAGCAGGCCATACGTGACACGTCACGCAAAGCAGAAAATGACGCAATGAGCCCGTTCGACATGGCCCGCCAGCTGCAGCACGAGATCCCGAACGGAAGCAGCCTGGTGATCGAGGCAGACGAGGTGTTCCTGGCATGGCGCGGGGCTCGGTTTGCCATTCAGAAGCCGGAAGACCTGCAGGCCTTCAAGGCCATTCAGGAAGCGTATGTGGGCGAGGTGGCGTAGCCGTGCCAAGGAAGCAGCAGAAGCCCCGCCAGCGCAAAGCGCACTGCGGCCAGAAGCGGGCCCAGCGCTTTTTCGGGCGAACCCGGATCTGGACCTGGGAAACCGACCGTGAGGTCGGCAGTGCCAGCCAGAATGCCGTTGCGGTTACCCGAACAATCAAAGGGTGGGAGCCGCTGGAGCCAAAGGTGGCCAACGCCGTTACCCGCCACCGGAACAGCTGGATCGTGTGCGTGCGAGCGCTCTGTTGGGACGGGGCCGGTACAGAGTGGGTGGAGGAAGAAGTCCGGATCATGGAGAACCAGCGCCTCAGCGAGTTTAACGACCTTTACCACGACTTGCGGGCACGGGTACTGCAGGCGCAGCGATACGACCAGGTTGTAGACGTTGGCTGGATTGCCGGCACCTGGCTGAAGGACCCCAAAGACGAAGAGCTCACCCTGGTAGATCTGGGCGCATCGTCAAAAGCCCGCCAGCTGCTGTGGCGGCAGGTTGATGAGGATTACCAGGACGAGCGCAGAAAGGCGTTAGCAGCGGCATGACACAGGATACGCACCTGATGACCGAAGCCGACGAGATTATCAGCCTGATTGAACGCACCGGGCTGGCCTACCTCCACTCAAGCGGCTGCGCAGTGCTGAACGATGGCACCTGGTTACAGCCAGAGCAGTGGGATGTGTGGGTGAACCACTTGATGAGGGACGAACATGCAAACACTTGACCGAAACTCACCAGCTTGGCTGGTTGGCACCTCTGCCGAGGATTGCAGCATCACCATGCAGAACCGGGTGGCATCCAGCCCGATGGGAGCGCTGTTCGATGTGGCGGAAGCCCTGAATTACATGAACACCAACGGCATCGAGAAGAAGGCCCACCGGCAGGCACTGATGAAAGCTGGCCGAAAGGCGCTGAATGCGCTTGGAGAATTAGCGTGAGCGATCTGACTCTTTTAGCTTACCAGGCGCTGGCCAGAGAGCAGAAGCGGGAACTTGATGGCCTTTGGAGCAATTACGAAGACGAAAAGAATAACGTGGATCTATTGATTCGCATTATTCGCCGCCATCCGGGCGCTCTTCAAGAGCTTGTAAAACTGGCGGAAGACAAACAGTTTTCCAAGGGCCTAATTGATTACATGGAAGAGACCAATGTTTTTCGTCGAAAAGATAGCTGAGGAGTATGTAACCGATGCCGATGACTCCAGCCGAGCGAAAGCGCAACCAACGGGCCAAGGAAAAGCTGATGGACGTGAAAGAGTTTCGCATGGAGCTCACCGGCACCGAGCGCTGGAGCATCCAGAAGGCCGCTGCCCGGCAGGGCTACGAAGATCAAACCGAGTACCTGCTGGACCTGGTGTATGCGGATCTGCACAAGCCCGCCAGCCGGGCATGCAACTACCCAGAGTGCAACTGCCAGTTTGATAAGCCGGCAGGGGCGGATTGTTACCGGGGATATGAGGAGAAGGCTGCATGAGCATGACGCAGAAGCAAAAGGAAAGGGCCGTGAAAAAGGCAGTGAAAAAAATGGATGAGGCGGCCGACTGCATGCTTGACCTGGTGGCAATCGCTCACCAACACGGAGTCAAAGATACTGCTCTGGAGGGCCGCTTTATCTCGGAACTTCGAGAGCGGGCGGGATATTGGGACCGGTGCACATGGTGGAAGAAATGACTGAGCCTCAGCTTCAAATGCCCAGGGCCTGCATCAGCTGCGAACACTACAGCCCGGTAGGCCATGACGATGATAAGCATTGCCCGTTCACCAACCGGTGGGGCGAAACCCATGGGCGAACCAGTTACGGCCGGTGCGATCTGCACGGCCAGGAAGTATTCGCCACCGAAATTTGCAACAGCCATGAGCCGGAGCCGTTCGTCCAGCTGGTGGACGTGACCAACCGGCCAGAGCCCAGGGCTGCGATACAGGAGAGATTGCTGTGACTTTCGAAGAATACGCACAGAAGCACCTTGGCACTGCCGGGCTCAGCTTCAGCGCTATGGAGTTGGTGCGCATGGGCTGGAACGCCCGGGGCAGCCACGGCAACTGTCAAGGAATCCTTGATAGCTCAGGAAGCGAAGCATCTATCACCCCGGAAATGATCGAAGCCGGAGCCCAGCGCCTGGTGGCATGGGAAGACGGCAGCGAATGGCCGGACAGCTGGAGCCCGATGGTGGTTGCAGCCGCCCGGAACGATGCGGAGCGGGTGCTTAGATCGGCGCTGAATGCCCGGGCAGACCATATTGCTGACGACAGCAAAATGGTCAAAGGCGATGTATCCACTGCCGGCAGCGTAATACTGCTCGAAGGCAAAACCTATGGGCGGGCCATTGTGGTGGCCTTTGAGTCTGACGATGACCTACGGGCGGCAATCGCTGCGGGCCAGTGCCGGTTTACGGTGTTTGGGGGTGAGGTGTGAATTCGAATATGTCGTTTGAGGACGGGTCAAAAGATCCTTTCTACGAAGAGGCTGTCAGCCTGGTAATTGAAAGGGGAAAGCCCTCAGTTTCCTACGTCCAGCGGAAGCTCAAAATAGGCTACAACCGTGCGTGGCGAATGATCGAAGCAATGGCGGCTCAAGGCGTTGTCGACTTCGCAGGCCCTGGCGGGAAAGTCATTGATCTGGAGAAAAAACAGTGAACGTTGAACTGACATCAATCGCAGAATCCAAAATTCGCCAGATGGGCGGCGATGTTTGCGGGGTGCTGGTGCGCAAAGATGGCCGACTGGCTGCTGTGGATGAGCATGGGCGGGTGCAGTGGCTGCAGGATGATGGCGGTGAGTATGCGGCGTATCTTGAGGGCGCGAATAGTCACCTAAAGGCAGATCTGGAAGCCGCCCGTGCCCAAAGTGGCGAGGTGGAGCCGGTGGCTAGAGTCAATAATAAGCCTTGGCCCAAAGGCGTTGTCCCAGTTCCCAAATCTGGCCGATGGTATTCCGTTAGATTCCTGAGTGACGAAGAAGATGGCGATCTGCCGGACGGGACGCTTCTCTACGCCCACGCCCACCCCAGCCAGCAAGGGAGTGTGCCGGAGGGGTGGAAGTTGGTGCCAGTTGAGCCGACAGCGACAATGATAAGCGCATTCGAGCACGCGCCCTGTGCCGAAAACTACACAGATGCCGCAACGTGGGCATGGGAGGCGATGCTCGATGCCACCCCACAACCACCACAGGAGGGCTCAGGCGATGAGCACTAAATACAGAAACAGCAGGGATGTGCCTCTGGATGTCATCATCACTCGCCTGAACGGGCTGTCTGATGCCGTAGCCGGTGGCCGCAAGTCTCAAGAGCGAGAGTTTACGATGCGGATTCCGGCTGAGTGCGACCGGGATGCGGACATAGTGATTGCTGAGGCAGCGGTAAGGCTTACCAAGCTGCATGACGAAAACGAGGCGCTGCGGGCAAGGGTGGCGGAACTATCCGAAGCCCTGCAAGTCGCTGTCGATACGCCAGAGCTTGGGGGTGGAAAATGGTACGACATGGCCGTGGCGGCACTAGCCGAGCGGGCGGGAGGTGAGAAGTGAGCAACTCAACCGCAAAAACCTGCAAAAACTGCCAATGGTGGGATCCGATCAATAGCGTAATCGGGGAATGCCGAAGAATGCCGCCTCATCCAGCTGACAATGTAGCCGATCCGCGATGGTGGCCCGGGACAAAGAGAGATGACTGGTGCGGCGAGTTTGCAGAGTACAAAGCCGAGCGGGCGGGAGGTGAGTCGTGAAATTCCATGCGCCAACCAAGCAGTTCACGGTATCGAAAAACGATCTGGATGAGGCCGTCGCTAACCTCGAATACGCGATGCGGCATATCCGAGAAATGGTCGGGTTGCCGATGGGCAAATATGCCAGGAAAGGCATCCTGACCCATTCTGATCATGCACAGAAAGGGATACTCGACGCAGCAAAGACTCTGGGGATTGATATGGGCGCCGAGTGGGGGAATGAGCTTGATTTGTCCCGAGAGGATGAGTGGCCAAAGGCGGGAGGTGAGAGGTGAGCAGAACCTACAAAAACAGCAGCGACGTGCCACTGGACACAATCATTGCGCGACTGCACGAGCTATCCGATGCAGTAGTCGGAGGCCGGAAAACCCAGAAGCAAGAATTTGTAATGCGGGTTCCGGCTGAGTGCGACCACGATGCAGACCTTGTTCTTGCAGAGGCTGCGGTGAGGCTGAATGCGCTCAGGAATTACAACGCGGAGTTGCAGGCCGACTTGGACAGGGCTCAGGCGCGGTTGGAAAGAGTGCGAGAGCTTGCGGAAAAGATAAGAGACATCGCCATCGACTCCCCCGCGTCCAACAACATGCAACTGATCTACCGGCTGGCTTGTAAGCAAGCCGAGCGGGCGGGAGGTGATCATGGCTGACACACCAGAGACAATTTATCTCATACCCGGCGAGGACGTAGACGGAGCGCCCTGCATGGTCTGGTGCGAAGATCCGGCGCCAAGCCATGACCACGATCCTGCCGAGGCGGTGAAGTATATCCGGGCGGATAAGCACCAGGAGATTATCGACCGACAGGCCAAAGCCGCAACACTGGGCATGGATGCCGCCAAGAAAAGCGCCGAGATTATGGAGCGCAACGCCAAGCAGATGCGGGCCGAATCGAGTCCGGAGGTTATCGAGAGTGAGCGGGCGGCGAATGCCATATTGACTGGCGAGCTCGATCAGGCCCGCCAGATCATCACCGACCTGGTTGAGTACGCCGAATGCAACGACCCAGGGAATCCCCATCTGGCGAGGGCGAAGGGCTTTTTGGATGGAGGTCGCGATGGCTGTGGCGGTAGCTAAGTATCAAATCAGGACAACCCAAATCATGGTGCACCAGGCGACAGACGACACGATCCTGAGCGAGATGGCTACCAGGGTCAGCATCGATGACGAGGGCGGCGGTGAGTACGTCAAGGCCGAGCAAACAAACACCGGCTCGATACTGATTAACCCGGACGAGTGGCCGGCGATCAGAGAAGCGATTGACCGGATGGTGAGCGAATGCAGGAGCGAGACATGAACCAGGCTCAACTATTCGAACCCGCAAAACCCGAAGCCCGGGCTGGCTACAGCCCCGCCAGCAAAATCGACTATCGCGGCCACCTGATCCCGGCCAGTTACCGGGAGACGGTCGGGATGCGGATTGAGACAAGGCCCACGCTCGTGTGGTTGATGGATGAGATTCTGGAGGCACTGCAGGGCGGGCCGATACTGAGCAGCGAACTGAATCAGCATGTGTCCGGACTAGTGGCGCCATGCGTGATCGCAAAGCACCGGCATTTGCTTGAGGAGTTGGGGTGGGTCCGGACCGTTTACCCGGCAGGCTCTCTGATGATGTACAGCGGCGGGTGTATCCAGGCAACTGTTGAGCTGGTGGAGGTGTAGCGTGAAACCACTCGAATTCCAGCCGCGAATCATCCGGGTCGGCAGCGCATACCGGTACTGCGGCATGGGGCGCGAATTATTCAACGAGGAAATCCGGCCATTTGTCAGGGAGATACCGATAGGCCAGCAGGGAATCGGCTTCGACCGGCTTGAACTGGACGCCGCACTGGATGAGTATATTGCCCGGCGAGGGCATGCTCCGGCCCAAAAATGGAGTGATTCAACATGGCAAAGAAAGGCAACGGACTCATCCTTCGGGGTGGTGTCTGGCACATCGAAAAGAGACTTAACGGACGGAGGATTCGAGAAAGCACTGGATCGACTGACCGGGTAGAGGCCGAGCAATATCTGGTCAGGAGGTTGGAAGAGATCCGCCAGGCTTCGGTTTATGGTGTCAGGCCAAGCCGAATCTGGCGGGAGGCAGCTCTCCGGTACGCCCGGGAGTACGCGCACAAGCGCAGTATAAAGCGTGACGTCCAGGACTTGAAGGCGCTGGACCCACACATCGGGAAACTACCGATCAGCCAGGTGCACGCCGGAACCCTGCAGGGTTTCGTTGATGCCCGCAGGAAAGCCGGGGTGAAGTCGGGGACCGTTAACCGGTCACTTGCCGTGGCCAGGCGAATACTGAGGTTGTGCGCAGAGCTCTGGCGGGACGAGCACGGCATGACATGGCTAGAAACCGCGCCTATGGTTCCGGACGTGGACTGGCGAGACAGCCGCGCCCCGTCACCCATTACTTGGGCAGAGCAGGGCAGACTGTTTCAGGAGCTGCCGGAACACCTGCGGGACATGGCAGAATTCGCCGTGCATACCGGGTGCAGGGAAAGCGAGATCTGCGCTTTGCATTGGGAGTGGGAAGTGGTCCTGCCAGGCAACGGCTTTGGCTTCATACTGCCGGCCAGGGTGACGAAGAATGGCACCGACAGACTGGTGGTGCTGAACGCAACGGCGAGATCCGTGGTGAACCGCCAGCGAGGGAAGCACGAGGACCAGGTATTCACTTTCCAGGGCCGGCCGGTGGGCTCGATCTTCAACAACGGGTGGAGGACGGCCCGGAAGAAAGCGGGATTGTCACACGTCCGGGGCCACGATCTCCGGCACACGTTTGGCCGTCGGCTTCGGGCTGCAGGGATCACGGAAGAAACCCGGGCGGAGTTACTCGGTCACAAACGGGGGTCTGTCACCACGCATTACTCGACAGCAGAAGTTGCTGAACTGGTGAACGCGGTCGAACAGATTGCTGAAAAACGTGGTGCAGATTCGGATGGTGTTGCGGTGGTGAAATTGCGCCCTGTCCGCAAAATGCCCACAGAGGCAAAAAAAAGGGTCACGACATAAGCCGCAACCCTTTGAGAATACTGGTAGCAAGGGGCGGAGTCGAACCGCCGACCCCAGCATTATGAGTGCTACCAGCAATCCTAAGCATTTGATTTCATTATAGCTGAAAGCATTGCCCTCGCCCACAAATGCCTATTCGGTCGCAACCATGCGTATAGCGTGGCCGCAAAATGCCCACAGGCCAAACCATCAATTTAAAAATATACACAAAAAACTGTTGCACCCATTAGTTTGTTGTGTATAATACTAATCATGGAGTTGAGCAAAGCAACCCACCGATCCGGCGGAACCGGAGACCGAAAGGAGAACACCATGAGCACAGTAACCTACACCTCAGACATCGGCGTTGAACTGACTGTAAAGCGTCCGAACGGCGAAGTTGAAACCGTTATGCACCCGACCATGAAAAAAATCACCGACGATCAATTCCGTCAGATCCAGGAAGGCACCGCTAAGGCAGGCCGTGGCGAGGTGTTGAGCTACAAGAACCTGACCAAAACCACAACCAAAAACGTCGATGACCTCATGACCGATGCGGACCGCGCCGTGCAAAAGAGCTACGAAATCGAGCGCGCCATGACACTTAACGGCTCCAGCAAGTAAGACAATCTCCGCCCTTCGGGGCGGCTACCAGGAGAAGCATCATGAGTAACCAAAACCGCAACGAGCTTGCAGCAGACACCATCAACGGCGTTTACGTTTGCGAGAATGGCGCAGCCCGTAACGAAGGCGAGTCAGGCGAAATCCTGTATGACATGGATTTTTACAGCGCCTTGGCGGATGACTTCGAGGGCACAATCTACGGCAACGTGTCCGACGAAATTGCCCAGATGATCATTGACGAATATGGCATCCGCTAAGTCGCCAAAGGCCGCGATCCACTTCGAAACCCAGCGGGACAACAAAACCCGCTGGGTGAAGCAGGCCCAGCGCGAAGGCATGAAACTAAATGCCTGGATCACAAAGCACCTGAATGCCGCCCTGGGCAGTGAGCCAGTCAGTGAGGGCCGCACAATGCGTCAGCGCCAGAATATCAACGGGCGAGCCAGCGAGTGGATGCGTATTGCAGGGATGATCGCCACCCGATCAGTTAACAGCACTGATATCTGTGCCGAGCTGGGCATCAGCCGAAATTCGTTTGTCCGGCACCAGGCAGATATGGAGCGCATATACGGCCTGGTGATGGAGTACGTGCGGCCTTCCGGATCTGCGGCGGGCTGGTACGAAATCAAAGATTGGGGAGTGCTCGATGAGCGAAGAGTCAAAGAAAAGTACGGAGGGTAAGCGCCCTGCCCATCGCCCGGTAAGCGTCCCGGGCGGCAAGCGGCGGAACGTCTATCTGGACGACGAGAGCTGGCGCATTGCGCAGGAGTTGGGGGGCGGCAAGGCCAGCGAGGGAATCCGGATGGCTTTACAGGCTGCAAAGGCTCGATAGCGTCCTTGCACCCCATATATGGGCGACAAGCCGGGCAGGGCATTGATATAAAAAGGAAAGCGGGTATTTCGTGCGCCCAGAAAATCGGGAATTTCAGACTTTATAAATCAATGCCTTAGATTATAGTTTTGGTTGCCGTTTTGGCGTCACACCCACCAAACTTCAGGGTAACTAACATCCGCCATCATGCTATTTAACACTATTTGACATGCAGTTTTTGACTGCATTGGCTAAGGTATCCAAAAAGGAGATTAGCATGCTCAAAAGGATCGTTTTATCCATCGCATTGATTGCACCAGCCGTGAGCAGCGCAGCGGTTTACCAGTGCAAAGTTAACGGCCAGACGGTGTTTTCAGACCAGCCGTGCGGCGACGATGCGAAAAAAATAGAGGTTCGGGCGCCGAAATCGCAAGGCAGCTCGATGGTTAGTGATGGCAGCGCCCGGTTTATGCGGGCCCGGGAACTGCAGAGAGAGATACGGGCTCTGGAGCGGGAAAAAAGCAATGCCGAAATGCGCCTTGATCGCGCTATGGCGAGCTGGCAAAGCCGCAAGCGCCGAGCCAATAACAACCTGGCCGGGGCGACGTGGGAAAAGGCGCTGGCAGAGGAGGCTGAGGTAAACCGAAAGCGCTACCAGTCCGAAATTGACCGCATTGAAAAGCGGCTGGAATTGAAGCGGGAAGAGCTGGCCGCAGTCAATAACCCTTAGCTCCAGAGCGAGAATTAAATCGTCTGATCGATACCACTCAAAGCCGGAGCTGGCCCCTCAATCTGCCGGCCCCGAATGAATACATGATCCCCCACGTTGGCGGCGCCCCTTACCCGTACCCGGGCGCCGGTCACTAGCTCCACGACGGCCCCGTCCGGGGTGGTCGCTATCACCTCCCCTTTGTCCCTGGGTTCGCTCGGCAGCAGTCCGAGCAGGCGCTTATAAAGATTACTCATGGGTTTCTACTCCGATGGTCTGCCATAGCTCCGGCCAGCTGTGGTTGATGCTCAGGCTGCGTACCAGGCCCCGGCGGGTGTTGCCCTGTTCCTGGTATTCGATCAGGGTGCCGGGCCGTATCATGCCGGTTTCGGGAAGGACGGGCAGGCGCAGGCTGATCTGGGCTTGCTTGCCGGTATCGCCCAGCAGGGCCAGCCCTCGCTGGCGGGTCATGGCCGGGTCGGTGGCCAAGTCGTCCACGATGGTCGGTGCCGGGTTGGTTCCGCCGGTGCTGCCGATAATGATCCGGTCCGCTCGGCCCTGTTCGCCGCCGTGTACCCAGACGGCGTTATAGTCCGGTTTTTCCTGCCACTCTATGCCTTCCACTTCTACGACGTCCTCCGGCAGTGCAATGTCCGGGGTGGCGCTGTTCCAGTTCCAGGGGGCGGTCGGGTACCGGGGCAGAATCCGCAGGGTCTGGTCGGTGTCGTGGCTCTGGACGTAGGCGCCGCCGGCTTCGGCGATGCGCTTGGCGGCGTCGATCCATGTGCCGCTATGGCTCCAGATGCCGGCCGGGATTTGCCAGTCCTCGATCTGCCAGTCTACGGTCCAGCCGATGGGCACGCCGTTGGTGGTCAGGGTGGCGTTCAGGGCTTGCTGGGCCGTCATGGCGCTGGTGTTGGTGTACTGCGTGACTGGTGCCAGGGGGTCGGCCAGGAACGCGGCTCTGCCCCGCCCTGAAACCCGCAGCCAGGATTGCCCGAATCGGCGCTCCCGCTGGATATTTTCTACAAGTACCCGCAGGGGCTCCCCGTTTATGGTGGCGATCAATTCCACGCGGGTGCTGCTGTCCGGGCGTACTTGCGCCAGGGCGTCGGCCGGGATGCGGGTGTTCCAGCTCCAGGTCCATGAGTCGGCGTCGATGCTGGCGCTGAAGTCCTCCGCCGGGACGGGGGTGCCGTCCAGCTCGGTCAGGGTCAGGGTGTTAATCACGGTGTAAATCTCCCGGGTTGGGATGACGATGGTTTCTTGCGGCGGCCCCGGCTCGATCTCGCAGGGCGGCTGCGGTTCGTAGCCCGGCCCCAGAATAACGCCGCAGTGCAGCGGGCGGGGGCTATAGTCGGCAACCTCCAGCACAACGTTCAGGCCGGGCGGTTTGTAGGTGTCGTCCCACCAGTCTGGCCACCAGTAGCCTGGGGCCGGGTGGTCTGCTTTTGCCCAGCGGACTTCCAGGCGGGTGCCGGTCGGCCATGCGTTATGGTGACCTATGCCGAGCGAGTTGGCGGATGGTCTTGATTGTCTTTCCGCCATGCGCAGTGATGGGCTGCGCTTTACGGTTTCGGCGTGAGGGATGCCGCTGTTGCCCTTGCGCTTGATGCCATGCTGGTGCCGCTCCCGGGTGCTCTCCCGGGTTCTCACCGCTTCGGCGTGGGGCGCGCTCAGGTTGCCGCGCAGGCCCTCGCCATGCTGATGGGCCTGCCCCATAGGGCGCTGAAACCGGATCATCTGGGCCTGCTTCGCTTCCAGGCGATTGCGTACCTGGAGGGCGGCTTGCTGTGCAATGGCGGCCGGGAGGGTGATGTCCTGCCCGTGTCGCTGCCGGAATAGCAAGCCCAGCCTGGCTTTAGGGTAGCGGGGGCGGTGCCGCGACCGAGTGCTGGCGCTGGCGTTGTCGGGCAGATCCAGATTCTGGCTCATCACGGCGGCGACGGTTAGATCTGGCACGGGCGGCGCAGTCAGCTGGGCACCAAGGCGGGACGCCATGACTGCCTTGGCGGCCATGGTGGCGGGCGGAGGCGCCGGGGCTGGCAGGGCCGTTGTCAGATCGCCCTCAAAGGTCAGCCCCCCCAGAGCATGCAGGGCCAGTGGCGCGGGTGCCGGGGCTGGCAGCGTTGCAGTCAGGCGCGACACGTCCACGCCTATCACCACCGGCTCGGTTAGCGGTGGCGGCAGGTATCCGCCCTCGAGCACAACGGGGTCGAGCTCCATCGGCCCGACTGGGCCCTGGGCGCCAAGGACGATCGGGTCAAGCAGGTCCGGGGCCGCGTATCCGCCCTCGAGGACGGCCGGAGCGGTCAGCTCGGGCGGGGCGTAGGTCATACTGCCCTCCGGTACACCTTGGTGAATCTGTGATCCACACTGTAACCCTGGCGCAGCGCTTCGCGGCACAATGCTGCACGAGCGTTGTGCGATTTTGTCTGTCGCATCAGCCCGAGATAGCTGTTGAGGCGCTCAGGCACGGCCTCGTCTGCAGATCTTGCTGTGGCGACCGCGCGGGGTGGCAGCGTGCGCCTTGGGGTGGTGTGCCACGGCTTGATGACGTGCCCCACAAAATCCACGCCGTGCTCGACGGGCTGCAATATGGTTTTGCGCGGGTTGATCTGCATCCTCAAGCGATCCTCCAGGAAGGCCTCGATTTCGGATTTTGCCCAGGTCAGCCATTGGGGGTCGGGATGAAGGAGCACGAAGTCGTCAACGTATCGGGCGTACCCTTTTGGCCTCACCTTGTGCGCCACGAACTGATCCAGAGGGTTAAGCTTTACGTTTGCGAAAAATTGGCTCGGTAAGTTGCCGCTTGGCAGCCCACACCCGGGCGCGGCATTAACCAGGCGCTTATGTGGCGGCACCAGTTCGAGGTTTTGGGTGTTGCCGCTGTAGACGAAGTTGGATGTCGGGTCGTGAAAAAGCACCTGCTCGACAAGGTCAAGCATCCAAGGGTCTTCAATCTTTGGTGCCAGGAGCTCAAATAGCGTTGGCTTATGTATCGCTATAAAGAAGTTGCTCAGGTCGAGCTTGAGAAAATAGCACCTCTGCGACCAGTTCTGGGTCGCGCTTCGGATTTTTGCCTCAAGTCTTTTTGCGCCATAGTGCGTGCCGCGCCCCGGCAGGCAGGCGCTGCTGTCTGCCGAAAATGTCTTGATGAAGGCGGGCGAGATAGCGTTGTAAATTAGGTGGTGGACTACCCTATCCCTAAAAGCACCGGCCCATATTTCCCGGGGTCTGGGCTTGGTGACAGCAAAGCAGCGAGACGGACCTATTTCATAGGTGCCAGCATTAAGGTCGGACTTGAGCCGCTGTATATTCTGATTCAGCCGGGCCTCAAAGTGAGCGGCTGCCGCGGTATTTCGTTTGCGCTTACGGCAATCCAGGTAGGCACAGAGAAGTTCGTGCGTGGTGACGGCCATGCTACACCCTTGCCGGTCTGTTATCTGCGGACGGGGCGCACCCGTCTGTTCGTGTTGTTCTTGTTGTTGTTGCTCTCGTTGCCATCGCTGAACCTCCGGTTCCACGCGTTGTTGGCCGAGTTCTGCGTATTGTTGCGCCTACACGCCGCAGCTCCGAAGGCCGGGGCCGATCAGTGCTGAAGCTGCCAGCGGACCTACCGGGATGCCCTGGCGGTTTCCGGGGAAGGCTTGTCGTAACACGGTTAATAGTCACGGGCGCAACCAGATAAAATGCACGGCCAGCGCCCCCGTGAGGGCGCTGGAAATCAGGCAAACTAAATGGCTTGGGTTGCAGCATGCCGAGCCCCCATTGTATTCCGTTTAGCCTTTTTGAGCCATCCGCCGGCTTGCCGGCCTATGCCGCCAATTATGTCTAGCGCATCCGCCAGCGCTTCGGTATTTATCAGCCTCAAATCGAACGCCAGGTGGAACGAAAGCTCCAAGGCTTGCAGGCGCTCAAGCAATCGCTCGAGATCGCCCACTTTTTCCTTACTGGAGCTGGCCTTGTAGACGTCGAGAACTAGCAGCACGGCGTCATCCTGGATACGGCGCCCGAGGGTCGGGCGGAGATCTCGCGAGAATCCACGCGTCTCTTTCATGGCCAGCATCACCAAGGCGTACCCTGCCCGATATATCGGCAACTGCTTAACTTTGCTCAAATCTCATCCTCAAAAAACACAGCCCGCCAGCGGGCTGAAATGCTTAAGGGTTAAAGGCTAATCTGCGGACGGGGCGCACCCGTGTGGTCGTGAAGTTCTTGTAGTAGCCGCTCTCGTTGCCATCGCTGAACCTCCGGGTCCACGCGAGGGTGGCCGAGTTCTGCGTCGAGCACCAATAGTAATTCGACGCATGGAAGGCCTGTGCGCCACCGCTTTCAAAACCTGCCGGAGGTGTTTTATTGTGCCCCAGGTTTTCATAGATCACCTGCAGCTCGGATCGGGCGGGCATGTACCAGTCATCAAAGCCGCCACCGCGATAATCCAGACAGTGGTTGACAGCCTCAAATCGCGCATCGCCTGCCATGGACAGGGTGTTGCTTGGGCCGTCGGTATTGCTGACAGCTTGGGGCCAGTCGCCTCTCGGGTCCATCCATTTCAGGCCGTAAACATCCGCCTCAATGTCCGCCACAATCAGCTTGTACCACTGGCCGCCGTCCTCAATATCGCCCGCATAAAACCCACCACCGAACGCCTCACCGATCACGGTGGGCAGGCTAGCGCTGCCGGTTTCGATGAAATAGGGACCGTGGGTGATGGGCTGATGCCCCTCGGCTATGTAGGTGACGCCATAATCGCCGGTCGTCTCGATAGTGGCTGTCCAGTCGCCGCTTTCATCCGGCGTGGCGATGGCCGCCAGGGCTCCGGTGGGCCACTCGAAAACCCTCACGGCGTCAATCGGTCCGCCAGATGCGACGGTTGCATTTCCTGCTATCTGCATGTCACCCCCTGAATGTTGCGCTGGTGATGTAAGCGGTGGCGCCGTTGTACAAGCGCGCTACCGGGCTGCCGTTTTCTTCGCCGGTTTGTGGCATCTCGAGTTCTCCGCCGCCGCCTTCCACGGTTACGCTGCAGTCTGCCCACCATCCGCCCGCAGGATCGGCAACGCGGGCCCATGTGGGTACGGTGCCGACGGCTTCATCTGCCCCGGTAATCTGGCTCGAGATCGGGGTGGCCAGGTAGAGCTCGATCAGCTCGTCGTTTATCGTGCCGGCCGTGGGCACCAGGTTTAGCGTTACGATGGGGGGCGTCTCCGGAGCCTCGCCGGGCTGGGGGCGGGCGCCGCCGTATATCGCCAGCGTGGCCGGCGGGCCCTCTGGATCGCTTTGCTGCAGTCGGGCCAGGCTGGCGTACAGCGCAGGGAGCCTTGATGCTTCTACGCGATCCGCTTCGTGTTCGGGTGATATGTCCATGCTGCCTCCTTACGGCCTGTCGATGTTGCCCAGGGCGTAGATTTCACAACCGTCTGCGCCGTCGTCCAGCGGCTCGTCGCTTTGCTGGATAGCGCGGGCAATCCAGAAATCAGCGATGGCGCCCACGGTGTTGATGCGCACGACGTTGCCATTGCTCCAGCCACCGCCGTTGGCCGCCGCCGGGATGGTCATGTACGGGACGCCGCCTTGCCCGTCCTCGCCCCGGGTGCGGGGGTTGATGGGGGCCACGTCGTCTCCGCCTTGGGAGTAAACGCCACTCCACACAAGCCCACGGCGCTCGCTTATCAGCTCCCAGCTGTTGCTGCTGGCGTTGGTGCAGCGGAAAATCCAGCGGTCCGTGTCGCAGCCCTCGTTGGTAACGGTGATCGGGTGGTCGATCAGGTTGAGGGTGGCGGTGGCTTCATCGCCCTGGATGCTATCGCTCCAGGTGCCATTCCAGCTCGTTTGGTCCCAGGTGGCGGATACCCGCGCGCGCCGGTCGCCGTGGATCAGGCAGCTGGCCACGATGGATTCCCCCGCCGGGTAGTCGTGGGTTAGCTCTCGGCTCAGGGTCAGGTCCCCGGTGATCTGTGCGTCGGTCACCAGGCGCAGGTCACCGACGGTGTGGCGCACGGTGACGGGCATGGCGATGCCGGTTACGTCGTCAAAGGTCACGATTCCGGTGGCGCGGTCCAGGCTGTAGCCCTCGGTCACCTGCTCCCCGTTGGCGTCCATTACCCGTACCCAGGCCACGCGGGGGCGGGTGGCGATGGTGCCGCCGGTGGTCACGGTTTCCGGGGCGGTTTCCTGGGGGTGCATCACCATCACGATATTTCCGGGCCGGAATATGGGCACTCGGCCATCGGCCGGCAGGCGCACGGCGTCTATGCCTACGATGTCGGCATCCAGCGGCAGGTAGGTAAAGGCAACCGCGTTATAACGCAGGGTGCTGGTTATCATGGGCTTGGGCTTGTAGATCTCGCCGTTTTCGACGTTGGCGGGGTAGTACCAGTCTTCCTCTTTTTCTTCCGGCGTCAGGCTTGCGTCGTCTACCCATTTCCCGAAGGTCACGGCGGCGGTGCCAAAGGTGTAGTTGACGGTTCCCTGCAGCCACTCGTGGTTGAACTCGCCGTTTTGGTCCGCCAGCGCGATGATCTGTTCGCCGTCTTCTGCGGTGCCGATGATCTGCAGGCTTTCGGGCTTGAGCGGGGCGCTGGGGGTTCTGAAAAAGCCTTCCCTTGCGGTCCATTCGCCATACACGGTCAGGGAGCTGGTGATATCAAACCCGGTGGGCTGGCCGTCTTCCCAGAATGTGACTTCTGCGGTGCCGGCTTCGTAGTCTATGGAGCCGGCCACCAGGCCGCTGCCGGTCTGGGGGTCTATGTCGGTCAGCAGGTTGCCGCTGCGGTCGTCGTAGGTTTTGCCGCCCAGGGTGAAGCGCACGGAGTCGGGCACGATGGCGTCGGCGGTGTTTGGTACCAGGTCCAGGGTCAGCGCCGTGATGGCGCTGGTTTCGGTGGTGGTGTTGGCGGTGGTGGCGATGGCCTCCGGGATATAGGTGGCTTTCACGTCCTGCGTCAGGTTAACCAACACGCTTGCGCTTGTGGTTGCCCACCCGGCCAGCCCCCATCTCCGGTACTGAAGATGCAGGGCGCTTTGATCGATTGTTATGGTGTCATCGACAACGGTGCCGATGATGGTCTCGCTTACGACTCTGTAGCTGCTGTATTTCCCTGTTAATGCCTGGGGGGGCAGCAGCAGGTCCCCGGCTCGGTTTACAGCCGTCAAGTCCCCCATTTCAGTCCCTGCTCTGTTTGTTATTCCGAAGGTCAGCCGCAGGCTCTGGTCCTTGATGCCCTCGCTGGTGGTAATCGGGCTGGCCGCCGGCAGGCTTTCGGTTTTGCTTGCGGTCTTGCTCGGGTCGGTGGCCTCCAGCCACTGGTAGGCGATGGCAAGGTCGGCGCCCCGGTCTGGCAGGGTGGTGACTTCGATCTGGCCTTCTCCGGTCACGGGGTCGATGCGGCCGGTGGCGTCTCCGGTGATGGTTCCTGCTGCATCGCTGGTGGCGGTTTTGGTAGCGCCGCCGGTGGTCCAGGTGAGTGTGACCGAATCCGCCTGTACCGGGGTGTTTTCTACGGCAAACGACACGATAGCTTCATCGGCGTTCAGAGCTTCGGTGCCGCTTCGCACCTCGTAGTGTACCCGTGAGCCGTAGGTGTGGATGATCTGGCTTCCAGTGTCCGGCAGGGCGCCGGCGGTCAGGGTGACGTTGCCGGTCACGTAGTCGATGGTGCCGGTACCGTGGCCGGGGTCTGAGCCGGCGATGGCGCCCTCGCCGTCATCGGTCAGGGTGTACCAGTTGCCCTGAACCATGTAGGTGACCGTGTAAGCCCCGGGGGCCGGCACCGGGGCCAGTGTCTCGATCCAGTTGAGCCGGCGGTTTTCAGCGGTCACTTGTCGGGCTAGGGTGTGGGCCTGTTGCGGCACGTCCACGGTGCGGGCTCCGGCCTCGATGCTCTGCACCAGCTCGGGGTTGAGCATCTGGTTGGCCAGCGGCTCCTCGCTTTGGGCGGCCGGGACCAGCTGGGTAAACATGCTGGCCGCTTTCAGTTGCCGGTCACCGATACTCGCGGCAGCGGTTAGATACTGCGCGCCGTAGTAGCGGGTGGCGTCTGCGACGGTGGTATCACGCAGGCGGGCCTTGCCGGTGCTGTAGTCGTAGCTGAAGGCGCGGTTCGGGGTGTGGCCTTCGAAGTCGTGGCGCAAGGCGTCGGACAGGTCGGCGGTGACGATCAGGGCCGGGAAGTCTTGCCCTGCGTCAGCGTCATAAAACATCTGGATTTCGGCGCTGACTTCCGTCACCCGCACATACTGATCTGTCTCGTTGCTGAGCCCTTCGTTGCTGACGAGGCACAGGGTTTTGCCGCGCGGCGGAACGGCGGTATCAGGGCGCTGAATAATGCGGATTTGCCGCATGCCTTCGATGTGGTTTTCGTACAGCCCACCGGCCCACATGGGGCCTTTGAACAGATAAGCCTCCACACGGTTCGCGGCCTGATCCCGGGTGTCGAACGGGTCATCAGTGGTGAATAGGGTATAGCCGATGGCCGGGTCTTCCGGCAGGGCGGTGACCACGGTCTTGGCGCCGCCGAACAGGTCGGTGCTTAGGGTCCGCACGGCCAGAAATAGCTTGCGCAGGTTGAATCGGCCCATGGCCCTGTCGAGGTCTGAAATGTCCTCGAATACGTTGTTCATCACCCCGTCGGGGATTTCATTGCCGGTGGCAGCGCCGCCGCCCTCGGGTACGTCGTCCATGACCTGGCTGGCCAGGAATTTGATGTTCTGTTCTTGAATCGGCATGGATTACGGCTCCACGGTGATGAATCGGAATGTGGGAATTACCCGGTGGTCTGGGCCGGGGTTGATCTGGAATCGCAGCGGGGTGCTTTCGTAGCCCAGGCCATCGTGATGGCGGAACTGAACGGTGTGGATGTCGCCATGGAAATCCAGCGTGAGCTTCTGGCCGGGCTCGTTGTGCCAGGCGATGATCTGGGGCTCTTTCGTTGCCAGCATCCAGCCGCCCCGGTCCGGAGCTTGCAGGGTGATCGGCTGGCCCAGTTGGGCAGCGGCAATCTGGATAATGGCTTTGCCGGTTACGCTGCGGGTAAAGCTTTGGGCAACCGGAGACCAGTAGCGGTCGGTCCAGTCCAAGTCTTCTGGCAGCTCTACGGTGTTCGTGCCATCGGATAAGGTGATCACAGTGCGGTACTCCGTGCGTTTTCGAGGGCCCGCAGAAGGGCATCTTGATCATCGGCCAGCACGCGGAAGCTTTGGCCGCCCAAATTGACGTTGACGGTCTTAACCGTTTCGGTGCGGGCCTGAGTGGTGCGCTGGGTAGATTGGCTAAGTTCCCGCTCCGCCCGCTGGCGCTCAATCTCGGCCAGCTGCTGCTCGCGGGCGCGGTCTGCCGCCTCTTTTTCGCGGGCGTTCTGTTCTTCCCGGCGGTTCTTCTGCTCGATCTGGTAGATCTGTTCGAGGGTGTCCAGCGATTGCTGGTAGTCGGCAGCGGCTTCATCGGCGCCGGCCTGTTGGGCAAGCTTGAGCTGTTCCTGCAGGCGCTGGCGTTCGGTTTCGTACTGGATGCGCTGGGCTTCTTCGGTGTCGCCTCGGATATCCGCGAGGCGCTGGCGCAGGCTGCTTAGGGTGCTGTCTGCAGTTGCGGTTAGGGATTCCAGCTTTTGTTTGGCGGCATCTATTGAGGCCTGTAGGTTATCCAGTCGGGCATCGTCCAGTAGGCTGAACCTCTGGGAGGTCTGGTCCTGGATTCGGTTCAATTCCTCCATGCTGTAGGCGCCGGAGTCGATGCTTTCCTTTAGCCGGTCCAGCGCAACCGCTTGCCCCCAAAATGCCTGCTGGGCCAGGAGCGATTTTTCGGCCACCTCAATGGCCCATCGTGTCAGCCCGGAGCCGGTAACGGTCCAGCTCGCTGTGCGGGCCTCCATCATGCGTTTTGTTATCTGCCCCAGCTCTTGCTCGACTCGCTTAAGGGCTTCCGTTGCAGTTTCTGACTCGGCCGCGATGGCGTTGCCACCCATGCTTTTTTCAAACAGGTTTCGGGTTGCCAGGGAAAGGTCTGATACCGCCGTTCGCGCCTTTGAAAGAACCGCAGCGAACCAACCACCGAAGCTGCCGTTGTATTTTTCTTTAGCTTTATCTGCAGATTCGCCTGCCTCGTCGGTGGCTTCTTTCAGCTCCTTAATAGGCTGCGCCACACCTCCGCCACTGCTTTCGACGCTCTGGATTTCGATTAGGCGCTGCTTGACCTGATCCAGCTGGTCACTGACGTCCTCGCCCACGGATGCGGCGGTTAGTAGGTTGATTTCAAGCTGCTTAAGGGAGTCTTTGTCGTTGGCCTTCGCCAGTGCTTCCTCGAATGAGGATCCGATCTTGTTGCCGGTTTCCTCGCCGATTACGCCCAAACCCTTCAGCACCTCACCAAGCCCAAGGGATGCAGCTTCAGCTTCCAACGCCTTGGCTTTTGCCTCATCGCCGGTCGCGATTACAGCCTGGGCATATGCCTGGAAGGCTTCTGATATCTCCCTCTGGGTCGCTTCTCCGCTGCTCTGGATGGCCAAGAATGCATCCTCAGCCTTGTCAGCCGCACTTTCCAGCTCCTGCTGAGTCGTAACCCCCAGATCCTTGTATGCCTTTTCTAGTCGTTGCGCCTTCTCTGCGGCTGACTCAATCTCATCTCCCGCTTCCTCTGCCTTTTCTCCGAGGCCCAGCAACTCATCCCCAGTCTTTCGGGTCTGATCCTCTACGTCCTTGAGTTTCTTCTCGGCAGGCTCAAATGCAGTAATAACACCCTTGCCGGCTTCCCATGCCTTCTTTCCGTATTCGACAGTCTGCCGGCCCAGATCAATCGTAGTCGCCCGGGCTGCCTCTGCCTTGGCTCTGATGTTGCTGTAGGCCTCATCACTAACCACGCCGATCTTGTTCAGTACAAAGGTCAGCCCCTGGGCAGCACTCATCAGGTTTGCAAAACCAGCCGAGACTATGGTCAGGAAACCCGCGACAACCGCCTGGATGCCACGAAATGCAGCAACTACACCGCTGGCCCCTGCCTTAACGGTGCTCCAAACTGTATCGAAACCAGCAGAGATTGCGTCTGTGTTTGACAGCAGGCTGGTGGCTAGATCTTCGCCCCACTGGATCAGCCCCTTGAACATGTCCACCAGCTTCTGGCCAGCTTCGGACTGATCAAACAGCTCCATAACCCGGCGAGTGGCGTCCCCAACCACCGGCGCCAGTTCGGCACCGATGCGGCGGGTCAGGCCCTGAATCTTGGTGTTGATCTCGTTGTAGACATCGTTCGCACGGTTGAGCTTGTCCAGCTCTTCCTCGGAATAGATCGCGCCGGCCTGGGACGCTTCCTCGGCAATGGCACGCAACCCCGCGGCGTTGTCCTCCAGCAGCGGCATCAGCTTTTCGGCGTCTGAACCAAGGGTGCGCAGCACCGCGACCTGCTCACCCTTTGGCAAGGTCTCAATGGCGCCCGCCAGTTTGATCAGCTGCTGATCTGGGGCCAGCTGCTCAAACTCTTTGATGTCCATGTTCAGGGCATCGAATACCTGAGCCGCACGGCCAGAACCAGTTGCAGATAACCGGCCCAGGCGTTCAGTGATGCTTGTGAGGGTTTTGGCTACACCGTCACCGGAGACGCCCACCCGTTCAGCAGCGATCTGCCAAACCTGCAGGGCTTCGCGGTTCACGCCGATAGCGTTTGAGGTGTTTGTCAGGTTATCTGCAACAGCCGCCTGGCTCTTCGAAAAAATTGTCAGCGTGGCAACAGATGCGCCCACTCCGGCGATCAGGCCAGCCGCTGCCGTGGCGACAACCTTGATACCGCTGCCCAGCTTGCTCAGCAGACCGGTGGATTTCTCCGCCTCTTCCCCAAGCTCTTTGGTACCTTTGGCGGCTTTCTCCGCCCCGTCGCCAGCGCCCTCGGCGGAGTCCTTTACCTCACGGAGTTCGTCCGCCATTTCGGAGGCCTGGGAGTTAACGCCCTCGATCTCTTTATTGATCCGGACCTGCTCGCCGGCGAGATCTTTGGTGCTGATGCCAGCTTCATCCAGGGCGCCGCGCAACTCATTTAACTGACGGTTATTTGAGATCCAGGCTTCGTCCGCGCCTTGGGCGGCCTTCTTCGCGCGCTCGAATTCTTGGACTTGCGCCCGGGTGGGTGCTTCGGTTTGTGCAAGCGCTTTGCCGAGTTCGGTGGCTCGGGCTTTCGCGGCCTGCTGCTGCTCGGCCAGCTCTTTGGTTTCGCGCTTGAGTTCTGCAAATTGAGTGACGAGCCCCTGCTGCTCCCGGAGCTCGGTCAGGCGGCCCGCCAGCGCCTGCATTTCTTCTGAGGTTTTCCCCAGGCCTTCGCGCAGGGCGGCGGAGTTGTCGGGTAGCTCCACACGACCGGATTTTTCCAGCTCTTGCAGATCGCTGATCAGGCCCTCTACGTTCTTGAGCCCATCGACGGCTGCAGAAATCAGCAGGTTGACGCGTTCGTCATTTCCTCCGGCCATGTGGTTTCATTGCCTCCCAGCTTAGATCATCGCCATTTCGACGAATTTGCTCAGGCCTTCGCCGGTGCGGGCGTCGTCAGACAGCACGGTGCCGGAGAGCGTAAGCTCGGCGAAGTCATCACCGCCGTGGCGCTGGAAGCCGGAAGTCGGCGACAGCTTCACACGGAAGTAAGTGGCGTGCAGCGGGTTACCGCTATCTACGGAGTTCAGGCCTTCCCAGCGCAATTCGAACACCTGCTGAGATGCTGCCAGCGCCTGGATCAGGTACTGCGGGTTACGCTCGTAGGTGGCCTTGAGCGGCACCATGGTTTCATCGTCTGGGTAGGCGATATTCACCGGGGTGTCTTTAACACGGATGCCGTGCGGGGTGCGGTCGTAGTCATCACCAGCAACGAGAGCGGCTTTGCCGATGTGCTGCCAAACAACGGTGCCATCGGTGACCGTGCCGTTTGCGGTCGGCCATGTTGGTTCGGTTGCACCCGTTTCGCCGCCAGTTGTGGCCAGATAGGCCTCGGTGGTGTCAACCAGCACAGCGCCTGCTGCAACCGCGGTTGTAGCTGTCCATGTGGTGTCGTCGGCCACGGTGATGCTGACAGCCTGATCCGGGTCCGGCAGGTAGCGGAAGCCGATACGGGTGCCAGACCAGGACTCGACAATCTCATCAGAGATGGACTGCGCGCCGATCTGCTCGATGTTTGCCAGGAAGCCCGCCGCGATGTTGCGCGGAGTGATGTCGTTACAGGTGGCTTCGAAGGTAAAGGACGTTACGTTTTCATCAACGTCCAGCTCTCCACCAGCTGCAGTGGTGTAGTTCTGTCGGGACTGACGATCTACTTCGATCGATTCGGTGAAGCCGGTGACGTTCCCCAGCTCAAATGGACGGCCCCCGCCAATCGGCTTGAGGATGAAGCGGCCGCGGCCTTTGTAACCGCGCGTGGTTGATTGCAAGGACATGGCATTACCCCTCGGTTTTGGTCAGCGGGTAGCTGATGGTGATGGTGTGCGTGACACCAGCGGTGTTTGATCCTGATTCCGGGTGGATGTAGTCGCCCCCGGAAATTGTGACTTCGGTTGAGCCGGGCAGCGCATCGATGCCCAGCAGTGTTGCCAGGGCGAGAGTGATGTCCTCGTCCAGGCTGTCGAGTTCGGGCTCGTAGTCGCGGGCATCTGCGTCTACCAGGCCAGTTACCAGTACCTCCCGGGACTTGATCACTGTGCGTGGCTTGGCCCGGGTTGGTGTGTTGGACGACGTGCTCACGGAGATCATGGGCAAGTCGGATTTCTCAATCTTCAACGACTCCGGGCGGCCCCGGGTGACGCTGGCGCCCGCGTTGGTTTGGTAGCCGCCAGCAATAGTGATTGTTTGGAGCTCGCTGATGATGCGATCCACCAGCTCTGTGCCGCGCGCTGCCATCAGCGGGCCTCCTTACTCATGGCGTAGTTGAGTTGGGCTCGGTACTCCCTGGCGAGCTCTTTGCCGATTTCAGGCTTGAGCTGCTGCCGAACGCCACGGAACACCTGATCAACCGATGGCCCGTACAGGTGCTCGATGTCTTTCCGGCCTGAGCCGGTGCGCACGAATACGCCCATCTCACCCGAGCCCTTGAGCGGCAGCAGGAAAGCGCCGCGCATCTTCTTTCGCCCGCCCTTGCGGGACACGGCCACGGATACACCAGCCTGCTTTTTGCCGGACGGAATGCCGCGCAGCTGGTCACCCGCGGCCCCGCGAGCAGCTCGTGCCATTTGCTTGGCACCATAACGGGCCAGTCGGGTGGGGCGCTTGCGGCCAGAAATGACGGCTTCTGGGTTTCGCTCCGTCGCCTTTTGAGTAACGGTGAGGTTGTCGTTAACGTAGGCCGCTGGCAGGCGCACCTGGTCGCGGATAGCCTTGCTGGCTGCCGTTCGGAACTTTGAGGCCACTCGGTTCACCGCCCGGAACTGTGCTTTCTCGGCAGCTTTCACGGTGCCCTGGATAAACTTCCGGGCTTGGGCAAACTGGCGTTTATCGATACTCAGGCTCATCGCAACACCACTTTGGTCATCGCGTCGTCTTTCACGGCCATCAGCTGATCAACCTTGTAGGTTTCGCCTCGGATGATCACCGGCAGGCCCTCGCGGATGGCGGGCACCTTGTCTGGCAAGACAGATACGGTCAGGCGGCTTTCAACCACCGGTTCGTAGCTGCCAAGCTCTACCAACTCGTTAGCGACAATGCCCCGGGAGGGCTGGCCTGCGAATGTGATGTCTTCGCCGAACATATCCATGCAGACCTCGGCGGTTTCCAGGGCCAGATCAATTGCCATTGCTGCGGCCCTCAATAAGTCGATCCAGTTTTGAATTAATTAGTCTCAAGTCGGTTTTCAGCTCCTCGAACTTCTTCTCGGTGCGGCCCTGATCTGCCAGCTGCGACTGTCGAAGGTGTTCATAGTTGAGTTCCAGGCTGCTAATCCTGGTGTCTTGTTGAGCGAAGAACCAAAAAGCCGCCAGCAGTGCGGTCAATGTGGTCAGGATGTGACCGACACTGATGGACTTGCTGATGTGCCAGTGCCTGTGATCGTGTTCCATCTGATCCACCTTCATGCCTTGCCCGAACGCATGATTTCTGCCAGTTCCTGGGCGCGGCTGCCCACTTGTCGGTGCCACTTCGAATCGAGCATTTGGCGGGCAGCTTCGTTGTAATCCTCCCGGGCAATGGCACTCCACATTTTTTTGAACTTCATCAGGCCATAGAACCCCAGGTTGAAGCCCATGTTGACCAGAACGGTCTGACGAATCGGATCCAGCGCCTGGTATTCATCAACCGTCTTCAGTTGACCTTCAATCATGTCGATGTCGTTATCGAGCATGAAATCTGCCTCATCACGACTGACGCCAATATCGTCAAGGTTGCGGCCGTACCCGACAGTCAACTTACCTACGGTGTCCCGGTAGGGTTTCAGACGCAGGCCTTCGTGCCGTTCGAGTTGTGATCTGAGTAGTTGCCGGTCCACAGACAGCCTCCATCGTATCTTTGGGCCATTATTGCGAACCGGCGTTTTGGTCGCCTGTCTTGGGGTGGGAGATAGGTCTGAGCCGGAAGCTATTAGCGCCCGGCTTCTGGATCAGGGGTGGTTGTTGCAGAGTGAATCCCAGCCTTCCGGTCATCAGCTTGCTCGGCAGCGCGCTCTTTTCGAACCTGATCAGGGTCGTTGCCGCGGCTATGAATGACATCAGACTGTGATCGGAAGCCCGCTTGAACTTCCAGTTTTAACGCCTGCACATCTTGTACAGGGTGGAAGTATGGCCATGCCGGCGGAACCCAGCGGAGTGTGTCCGGCGTGCTGTCACCTACAGCACCAATCAGCCGAGCCGAGGCCACCCATGCAGATTTAATCGGGCGCATCATCTGACGAATCACCCGATGCCATTGGTGCTGCTCAACCCGGCGTCGGTATTCGTTTATAAGAACCCGCGCAGTGCGATCGCTCAAGCCTTGGAAGTCGCCAGTCAGCAATTCGTATGGAAGGCCAAAGCCAGCGGCAATATCTCGTCCGTTTACCCTCGAAAAGCCTTCGTACTCACCGCCCAATGACGGCAGGTTCGGGAACTCTACGCCTTCACCCGGCAAAAGGGTGTAGGCACTTCCGGGCGCAATGTCTGACATTTCCCGACTTTCGATTGGTTCTCCGGTGATAGGATCTGAGCCATCCTCTCCTGGTTCTGGGCGCGTAAAAATTGCAGTGAAGCTGCTCGCCAGCTTCTGACGCTCCAACGTAGCTTCGTCGTAGTCGTTCTTCTGCTGTAATCGCTGCAGGACCGTCGCCAGCGGAGGAAAGCCGCGAACCTGCCCTGGGCGCAACGGCTCAAATATATGAATGACCCGGTCAGCGGGCACCCGCACGAGATCGTTCTGGCTAATGGTCAACCCGTAGTTTTCGCCGGGATGCTGCTTGTGCATCCAGTAGGCAACCCGCTGGCCAATGCCATTGAACTCAATACCCTGGATGATTCTGTTGCCGTTGCTCAGTACCGGAAAATTCTGCAGGGGCACCATGTCGGCTTCCAGAAGCTCCAGTTGGACTGGAACGGCCAGACCATCGGTAGGGCGCCGGTACCGAATGCGGATGAAGCATTCACCGGTTTCACGCCAGGCGCGGACGCCGGCTTCCTGCAGGCCATAGATGTCGTAGATGCCGGACGCATCGCACTCGTCCTCAAACTGTTGCCAAAGAGACGCTAAGCTCCTGTCATCAAAGCGTGGAACGATGCCGGTGCCCACGATGTTCGTCACATCCAGATCCACGGCTCGGGATGCCAGAGGGATATTTCGGACTGCGTCGCGGGCCCGCATCCGGGCGGTTCTGAGGTTGGCCAGATTTGCAATGTTGGGGCCAGGATCGCCTTTGTCCCGGAATGCTTTGTTGCCCGGCTTGCCCGCCTGCCAGTAGGCCACTACCGGACCGGTTCGACCGAAAGGATCACGCTGTTTCAAAATCCAGTACCTCGCATCGGCCGGATCCGCCGGCGGCTTTGGGGTTGGCTTTGGGCAAGCTCTGTTCGGATGGCGTTGCGGGCCCTCAGCAGTTCATCAACGTCCCGATATTCAACCGTGCGGTCAGAAAAAGTAACGCGCCGTTCACCTCTGGCTATGGCGCGATTGATGGCATCCAGATCACTGCTGGTAAAGCTCATACCTTATCCCCTTGAGTAGTTGGGGCTCCGAAGAGCCCCGTGCAGGGTTTAGGTGCGCTTGGCGCGCTGGAGCATCTTGGGTCGGGTAGCGATCGGCAGCGGATAGCTGTAAACCTCAACGTCCACAAAAGCGTTTCGCTTCTGGTCCGGGATGACCAGGCTGTAAACGTCCTGACCGGGCAGGTTGATGGTGTCGAAGAACTCTCCCGGGCTATAGGCCATCAGGAAAGCGCCAGGCGCATCAACCGGGTAGAACTTTGCCTCGTCGGTGTTCACTGCCACCTTGGAGCCGTCGTCGGTGCCACGGTAGTTCACCCAGCGGATTCCACCATAGGTGAACTGCTCGTAGGCCATGCCCACATCGTTACGCAGATCCTGAGCCTGCTGGGTGTTCAGGTAGGTCTGGCGCACCTCTGGGTGAGCAGTCAGGTCGTCCCAGAAGGCATCACCAACAACAGCTTCAACAGTGGTGCGGCCAGGCACCCATGCACCTTGAGCAGCCTTCATCATCTGACGGATGACCTGGTTGCACTTTTTGCGCACGGCGCCGGAAGCTGGATCGGCATTGTCGAGATCGAAGTCGATCACGGCATCCTGGGTGACGCCGAATGCATCGAAGTAGTTCTCGATTACAGACCCATCTGCATCAACCACAATGCCCTGGATCGCGCCCAGCATCATGTTTTCCCAGGTTAGCTCGATGTCGCGCATCAGGCCGGCTGGTCCGTTCAGGCGATCCGCCACCTCTGTTTGCACCTGGGCAAGCTCTGTCTCGGAACCGAAAGCCCGGATGTTGGCCAACTCGCTGGCAGTGATACGGTCGCTTTTCGCAATGCGAACAGTGCGGAAGTCTTTAACTGAGCGCTTGCCGGTCGAGCTGGACTCGGGAGCCGCACCACGAGGGCTGGTTCCGATAAGAGACAGTACGCCGGATTTGCTTTCGATTGCGACGGTCTCAGTGCGAACTCGACGCGGAGTAAAGATGCCCCGGTTGCGCAGGAAGCTCGGCTGGAACTCCTGCTCGTTCAGGGCTTCGGTCAGCGAAACCATGCTGAAGGCGTCGCTGTTGAAGATGTCCATAGTAGCCATTTGTAATCTCCAGTTCAGATCGTTGTGGCCAACAAGCAGTGCCAGCCGGGTTCGGATTTATCGGACGATGATGCCAAGCTCGGCCAATGCCGCGGCGGCGGTCTCGATCTCGCCTTCGGTCGCGCCAGCGAAGAAGGCCAGGTCTGCGCCGGTTACCTCGCAGTCACGGGCCAGAATGACGCCGGTCTGGGCTGCGTCGGTCGCATCCACTGCATCAAACAGGATGCCTGCCGGGGTCTCGGATCCGTCAACGTTAGTCGGGTTGTATTCGGCATAACCGCCAGCGGTCAGCGCACCAACCACATGACCTGCCTGCAGATTGTTGCCAGCGGCCACGGTTACGGTATCGCGGCTGCGGTGGCCGTTCGCTTCGGAGATGATGAACTCGCCGGCATGCCGGGATTCAGTAAGAGTAGCCATTACCATTTACCTCTCGGTTGGGTTTTCTTGAAGGCGTTTGCCCAGCTTGAGCGGGCTTCTTTCTCTGCCTGGCCGTCTTCCAGGCCGGGCAAAATTACGGGGTCAGCATTCCGGGCCTCGTCGTCTGCCGCCTGGGCATCAACGATCCGTTTCTTGGCTTCATCCAAAGTGATGCCCTCTCGCACCCAATCCGCAGCTTTAACCGTAAAGCCTTTCTCAATGCACAGAGCCACGATATCGGCGGCATGGTTTGGCTTGTCTTCAGGCTTGTTGGGCATACTAGTCACCGCTGGCGCTTCCGGTTCTGCAGGCTTCTCGAGCTCTGCTACCTTGGCCAAAACCTCAGCAGGGATGTCCATCGCTTTCGCCATGGCGACAGCAGCGGGCTGTGCCAGTGATTCCACGGTGTCGGCAAACCCGAGGTCTACCGCCTCCTGGGCGGTTAGCCAGGTCTCGCCATCTAGAAGGGCTTTGATGTCATCTTCGCCTTTGCCAGTACGGGCCGTGTAGGTGGCAAGCAGGGACTTCTCGAACTGTTCCAGGTCATCAGCAGTTTTCCGAAGCTCGGCCGCGTTGCCCTGAGCAAATGTCCACGGGTTATGCACCATCATCAGGGTGTTTGCCGGCATGGTGATCTGGTCGCCTGCCATAGCAATGATGGAAGCCGCGCTGGCAGCGATACCATCAACACGGACGTTAACCAGAGCATCATGGCCACGCAGGAAGTTGTAGATCGCGAGGCCGTGGTCCACTTCACCACCGCGGCTGTTGATGGTGACGTTGATCATCTCAACATCGCCCGCAGCTTCTACTTCACGGATAAGATCGCTGTCTGAAACGCCCCATTCGCCGATGTATCCGCGAATACTGACGCTGACCTCTTTTCGCTCCGCTTCGGCGCGGACATCAAACCATTTTTTTGCCATCTCGGATCTCGCTGTCGCATTGATCGGGTCGATGATGGCATGTTGGCAAAATGATTATGGCTGCGCCTGTCTTGGGGTGGGCATTACATAAAATCTGTTTTCTTGAACCCGCTAGCCTTCTTGAACCTGCCAGCATTCTTCTTTTCTGAGGCCTTTGATGCCGCTTGCATCTCTCGGCGCTCATCTCGGCTTACCCGCTCGCTGTTTTCTGATATCGGGCGAGCCCAGGCCGGAGGCTTATCCCACCGGATCTTCGCCACTCCAAGTGACAAGGCAGCAGCGCGATTCATGCCCGCAAGATCTAGCGCCTCGTTCCGTTTGCGTACTTGCTTCCAGCGGCCGTCAGGCTGGCGAACTTCTGATTGCCACTCGTCCCAGAACCAGGCGCCGAGCCACCGGGGAAAGTGGAGGCGAGAGCTTCCGTTGTCTGTGCGCCGGGCAGCGTTCGTCACCGCATCTTTCAGAAGGTTCGGATTACATATGAGCAGCGGCACATCAGCCTTTGCCGCAGTCGGGACTTTGCTTTCCTTGATTAGCGGGGCGTTCCGAGCGGATGCACCCTTATAGACCCGGACCCGGTGGGCCAGACGATTTTGGGCGCACTTCAGGTACCAACGATAGGCGTTTTCGGTTACGCCCTCTTCGCCACCGGAATCCACAATGGTCCTTCGAATCCGCAGTTCCTGGCCCTCTTCGTGGGTCCGGTAGGTTGCTTCCACGACCTTTTGGGTGATTACGTCCCAGTCTTCGGGGTAGCTAGCCGGATCAATCGGCGCAGGGTTGCCGTCCAGGCCTTCTCGGTTGCTCTCTTTAATCTCATAGCGATCAATCAGCCATTCCTCACGGTCCGGCCCGTGCGCGTGCACCTGCACAATGAATCGGGCGTTCTGTCCACCCTGAACATCTACAGCGGCGGTGAGAAACCGCGCCTGTGCCGGGACCAAGTAGCGCTCGAAATCTTCAGCGTTGTCAGCCGGGCTGATTCTGGCAGCATCGTCCAGCATCGCCCTCGGCAGGTATGGCAGACCCCAATCTACATTTGTGACTGTCTTTAGCGCCTTCTCGCTTCGTGTTAGCTCGTAAGTTTCACTGGCGGTTTCGAGCTTTTCGGCCAGACTGGCCCACGTTTGGAATGCCGCTGCAGGGCCCTCCATCCAGAACGAAGCGACGCGCCCACCCTTCGGGGTTCCGGTCATCTCGCCTTCAGTGGTGAGCGAGCAGCCTTCTGGCACCCAGCGGCCCGCCATGTTCAACCTCTTTTTTTCGGCCTGGGAAACCTCGGCACCGCAGTGCGGACAGAAAGCCGCCTTTGATGCCAGGTTGAAATTCTCGCGGTTGGGCTGAAACCACTCCCGGCACTGTTTTTGCGGGCATTGCCAGTACCACCTGCGCCGGTCGCCTCGGTTGTATAAGTCCAGGATGCCGGTAGTGGGCGGAGCCATGTGGGGGCACTCCGCAGGCTGTCGCCAGTTTGGGTCTGTGATTTCCCGCCCCGGGGAGCTTTCGGCCAATGTCATGCCAGTGGAACCGAACGTCTGAGTTCGTTTTGATGCCAGAGTAAACGGGTCACCTTCGCCGCCGACATCCTCTGGCAGCCGGTCAAAGTCGGTGATTAGCACGAACTTGAAGTCAGAGCTGGCCATCACGTTTTTCGACGGCCACTTTATGCCCAGGTAATTACCGGCCCGGAAAATCTTGTCATGGACGTTATTGTCGTGCCCCCTGGGGCTCAGTCTTTTAGCCAGAGCAGGAGAGTGGTTGAGCATTCGGTCGATTCGCTTCTTGCTGAACTCCCGGGCCTTGTCCTCGCTGATCTGGATTATCAGACCGTCTGAAGGGTCGCACTCAACCTCGTAGGCTATGTATCCATCAACCAGGGCGTTGGTTTTGCCTGTCCGCGCCGGGCCCACAAAAATAACGGCGTCATACTTTCTGCCGCCCATGCAGTCGAGTGGCTCAACCATGTAGGGAGTAGCTTCCGGGCTCCAGTCTCTGATAGTGCCGTCACCACCAACCACCTTCATGTACTCCGCAGCAGCCTCGCTGGGTTTGATTCGGCGGGGAGGGCGAATCAGTTCGGCCACATCCATTCGGATCATTCTTGCGCTGCCATAACTAGCCATTCGCCGCCAGCTCCTCTTCGTCGTCAACAATGGCCCGGTACATTTGCTCTCTCAGATTGTCGGTGACGACTTCAACCAGATCGATGGCATCAGCAGGCAGCCCTGCATCCCGCTCGAGTAAGTCCGGCAAGCTATCAAGCGAGCTCGCAATTGACTTGGCCAGCCGGCTCATCTCCCGATGCACTTCCTCGACCGGTACCAGGGAGCGCATTTCCTTTTCGAGCTTGATGCGCTCGTTTTCCGACTGGTACCAGTCTTTGCGATCCTTGGGATGCATATCGTCCGGGTCTGCGCCGGTGCCGGTCACTACATCGCCAAACAATGCGGGGCCCGCATCTTTGAGAGCGTAAACGCTGACGCCATTCTTCTGGCCGGCCGGAACCACCCCCGCTTCCCTCAACCGCCGGCGGACGGTACCCCGGTCCATCCCGAAGGCGTCCGCCAGCCGGGTAATGTTCCAGTTATAGGCATCCGCTAACTTGTTGATTTCAGCCGCCACCTTCACCACCCGTTAATCGCGAAGCCACGCGCCCCAAGGGCTCGCGGTGGTGGAGCCATGGGAGCCCGAAAATTTGCCAAACTTCGCGCTTCTGCGCCCC